CGACTCGCTTTGAGTCAACGGGGGAAGAGTATTTCTTGACGAGGTCGCCAAACGATACAGAGCAATCGCTCATGGGTTATCTCCTGCAGAGAAATAAGATGTCGCACCTCCCACCATGAGAGGTGTAAATGACAGTGATGACGTGGAGACTGGGCGTCACCCGTCCACCGGCAACGCCGTCGGGGTTCTGCCGATCATCCTTACAGATCAAGGAACCTGTCAAGATCTTGTCATCACTGCCTGTTGACACGCACGAGGCGCGAAGCGCGGCCTCGTGTGTGTTATACCCGATCTTCAGGAAGCATCGGGTTCTGCCGATCGTGATTCTCCAGGGCTTGGAGATCCGCGTCGACGTCCTTGGTTGTGCCCTCACTGAACGTGTGGACTGTGTTGTCTGGGTGTGTGTGCATGATGCGTGCCCAGTCTGCATCTGCATTTTGTATACGCACCCAGTTGTGCGGATTGTCAGTCAGCAGAGCATGGGCCATTGATGCAGCCTGCATGTGAGACTTCACGGCTCTGCCGATTCCGTAGGTAATCTTGATCATGGTGTTTCACTCCGTAAAAAAAAGACTCGCCCTCCACCGGAGTGGAGGGGAGTCGGGGGGGTGGACAGACGTCTCGCCTGGTCCCTCGTGACTTTCACATTGTGTCACGTGACGCCGTATCATACCGGCAGGGCTCGAAGACGAGATCATCTGGTGGGTATCAGTCAGTGATACCCATTGCTTTGCGGTCTGCATCCGACACATCAGCAACTCCTCCACCGAGGGTGGTGTTGCTGGTTGCATCTGGTTCAGACTGCGCTGGTTGTCGTGGTTCACCGAAGTTCGGGAAGGTCTTCCCGTTCTTCGCCACTGCTGCCACATTGAGTGACATGACGATCATCGACTCAATACCAGTGATGCTGTCACCATCGGCAATGATGATGTCACGTTGTTGCTTCTTCTCCGAGTCCCACTGATTGATGGAACACAGACCGGCTGACTTACCAGTCTCACCACGGTTACCAGGACGCAATGGGATCGGAGGCAACACCATGAACCAGTTACCATCTGAGTCAGTTCCGTATTGGATCTGGTCTTTGAATGAAGTCTTTTCCTCATTGGTCATCACATAGGGTGGCAGTCCACCACTGGTTGGACGAGAAGATTGAAGCGATTGCATTTTGAGATGTGTCATATGACACCTACCTTTCTTGTAACTAAAACAAACAAACTGCTGGGGTGCGTGCCCCGCGGAACGCGGGGGCATGCTCCCCAATACCGACTCACTCACCGTGAGTATCATCGGTCTCGTCAAGGTCTGCGACATCATCGTCGAGACACTTGCGTTGGTTGGTCATGGCGTACATGTCATCCTCATCGAGGTGCACACCCCATCCGTCCGTGGATCGTCTGGGTTGTGGTACGTATGACCCTGGCACATCGGTCACCCAGTATCCGAACGGTTCGTCGTCACTGGGCTCGATGTACTTGTATGTACTGAACGGCTCCATGGGTAGGAGTGTGCCATCGTCCAGTCGTGGTCGACCAAACTGGTCAGGGAACACAAGGTTGTCCCAGTTGTGCTCGTCAGGTACGAAGTCGTTGGCCGCATGCATGTGCACCCGCTCGTTCGTCTCTGACCAAGCACCGATCACTGCGATACCCAGTGTCCAGCCATGTGGGTTGGCACCACCTGATGCCATGGCAACACCCTCGTTGGCCACGTCGTTGGCACGGATATCTGATGTCCGTGTGATTGTACCGTCAGGTGCGTATGTGAACGCTGGGTTGCGTCCCATGACACCACCAACTGGCATCGGTATGAACATGGCCACGAAGGCCTCGTGATGTGCATGCTTGACCTGCCAACGGATCCTGTCGTCACCGGTGACACGTCTGTCCTGCAACTTGGACTCGGCAACTTGTGTGCCTCGTCGGGCTCGGTCAATCGCACGATCGCCGAACTGTGCCACGTACCACGCTGCGGTGTCACGTGACGTTCTGAATGTGACCAACTTACGTGTTGGTCGCTGTCGAAATCTGAACATATAACCTCCAAACTGGGGGGAGCGGCTCCCGCCCCACTGGACGGAGCCGCACCCACCTCTTCACAAGATGGGATCAACCATGGGACCAGTCCAATACGGGACTGGTGGACAACTCGCTTCGAATATCTTGGCCGCTTCTTCCCGTTCAGACTCGGGAATCGTGCACAAGACACGTAGTTCGAAGTGAGTTGCAACGTTGATTGCGTAGTCCTCTTCTCCGCATCGCAGAGCCATCTCTCGGACTTTGTTGTAGTTCCACCTGTCGGTGGCGGGCGGGTGCGCTATCACTGGTTACCTCCTGTTCTGACAATGTCAATCTTGATTGTCTTGTCCCCATCCACTATGTCAAAGCCGTCGACTTCCATGACATCGACGTGACCGGAGTAGTCCTCCCAGTTCTCTGTGAGTCCAAGTTCTTCGCACTTGTCCTCGACGATCTCACATGCCTTCTCGTCTCCGAGAGTGAGGTCATGATCTGTGGTTATGGCGATACGCTGTTGCGATACACCGTCGATTTCTGAGAGAAGATAAACAATAACTTCATAGGTATTCATGACAGTTCCTTTCTTATGCGAGCCAGAAGGGCTCATCACCACCAAGTTCAACAAGTTCACGTGAGGTCACAGCCCAGTCCACAAGTTCTGTGTTCTGACCACTGCGTTCGTCGCACTGGTAGATGCCGTGGTGTTTGAGTTCCCCAATCAGAATCTCTTCTGATCGCCAATGGTTCTCTTCCAACGGTTGCTGGCTGAGGATTCCGTCGATCCTTACGGTGTCGACCTCCGTGCTGTATGGACTCTCGATGAACATGACCACCGAGTAACGATTACAAAACCACCAAGGTTCTTTCATAACAATTCCTTTCTTTCACTGTGCGAGACAGCCCCCGCACCACTGTACGGGGGGCTGACTCCGCTCTCTCACTTGGCCTTTGGCCAGTGCTTCGACTCGTCGTCGAGGTATCCGCCAGCAACGGGTGGTACGTTGTACTTCCGTTCCTTGCGTCGTTTCCGACCGTCTGCGAGGTATGTCAACTCCCTGCCGACGAAGATGCCTGCAACAAAGATGACGAAGAATGCGATGGTTAGTATCAATACATTGGTCATTTGGTGACCTCCTTCTTGGTAATGAGTCGTGGTTCCCCTGGGTAATCGGATGCCCACTGAGTGACCTTGCCGTCGATGACGCTGACAGTCTCACCCAGCAGTGAGTGCTTGGTGTCGTAGAATGGACACTCGATCTCGTTGTGCCATTCACCCTCCACATCCATGACGAAGATGTCATTGTCACTGTGGTAGTTGATGACCAGATGACCACCGTCGTACGTCCCTTTGGTGGCCTCTTCAATGACATTCACAAGCAACTGGGATGGTTGCATTACTTTCAAATCAATTCTTTCACACATAACAAACTCCATTCTGGGGCTATCCACCGCTCACACCGCGTGAGCAGCGAACCCCGCTTCGCTGCTGCTCACGCTGTCTCCCGGCTATCCTGCGGATATCCTGCCGATTATGGTGGGCTTCAACCGGACGGCACCTCTTCGGGAGCCTTAAAAAAAAGGGAGCCCGAAGGCTCCCATGTGTTGTGAAATGGAACGCTCAGCGCTTCCATTTCTTCTGGATTGAGATCGAGATCTTCTCATTGCCGTTCTTGGTTTCGGCATTCCAACCACTGATTTTGTATTCAGTGCCCTTGATTGTTACGTACCCGTACCAATCGGGTGAGTTCTCGTGTTTCTTCTCATGCACAGGCATGAGGTTTGCTGTACCAACTTTACGACTACGTGACGACTTACGAAACAAATTGAACATGGTTCAATCCTTCCTGCAGCTGCTGCTGCATACAAACAAACAAACGGCGTAGCACAGTGCTAGCTCGCCTAGCACACACTGTGCTACCCCCGTCCGACCCCCTGGCCGTCCGGTTGTTGCTATATATAAAGGTGGTTTTTCTCTGGGAATCCACGGCATACCAGGCTTATACCGTGACGCGTCACGTTGTATCGGACGTTACAGGCGTTTTGCCCAGTCAATCCGCATATACCATACCCTCTACAGTCAGTCAGTAGGTATTATATGTATGCAAGTACAGACGCAAATGCCTGGTTTGACCCCGGTATGCCGGTATTTTACTTGCCGCCGACCCGATTCATCAGCAAAAAGTCAAACTGCATTTGCTGCTTTGCGGCCTCTAACAGCCCCAAAGCACGTGCAAGACCTGCAGCGGTGCCCTCAGGGCCGTATATGTTAAGGGTTGACGGATCGTCACCGCTAGGTTCTTTCTCAAAAACCAACATCATGACCGGATTACGACGGTGCAGCTCCTGCACAATCTCATCTGTGGGTACAAAGGTCAGTGGTTTTTCGGGATTATCCATCATGCCTCGTCATCATACTTGGTTCTGAGCACCATACCCTTCAAACCACGCTTGCCGCCGCACGGACGGTAACGCCGCAGATTCCAACTGCTCTCCTGCTCTATCTTTACGGTGATCTGGTTGCGGCTGATGTGCATGCCTCGTACCTTGTTTCTCTCAACCCAGTCTTCCCACTGCTTCCAGATCATCTCTGTTGCCACGAAGCCGTTGTCATTTTGTACAAACCGTGCCTCAAGGAAGCTATCGAACGGATTGTTGGTCTGTAGGTACAGTCGCACCGCATCTGCACTCCGCTCAGGGACAGGGAATCTTTCTGCGCTGGACTGCGCTGACTCGCACAGACACGCACCTCTTACCGCCCACGCTGCAATACCAGGCAGTTCTTGCCGCAACTTGTGTATCAGACGCTCGTCTTCTTTGCCGTGGAATGACACGTCAAATGGCAGCAGAAGCATTTTGCTGCTAAGACCCTGACCTTTGTTGGGCAGCTTTGGTATCTCGTTGGTCTGCATCATGGCCTTGGCAGGGATTACTACGTTACGAATCATGGGTAACCCCTTGCGGTCAATGTCGATACGGTCTTGACCCAGAATGCTTTTGAGCACCTGTGTGCACCGTTCACCCTCACGACCGTCCAACTCACTGACTTCATGCACACACATGACCCGTGCCGCCTGCAACCCGTCCAAGCCAAACCGGTTACTGAGGCTGTAGAGGCTGACCCCGAAGTACGAGTCCAAACCAAGCAGCGTTTCTAGGATCTTGGCGATAGTTCCCTTGCCTGACCGGACCTTGCCGTACATCAGGAACCACCGGGCATAGTCATTGTGGGGCATCATGCAGTACCCAAACCACCGCTGTAGCAGTTCTATCCACACTTTGTCCCCTCCACTCCACTGTTCAAGGCAGTTGAGCCACAGCGGACAAGTAGCCTCAGAGTCGTACTTGCAGGGTATGACTGAGGGGCTGAACCAAGACTCGTCCCGCTCAGCGACTTTGGAGACATCGGAGACTTCTACGACAGCGTCCTCAAAGGTGATACACCGGCTGGCATCCATGTCCGAGGAGCCTAGCCAACACGGAACATTGACGTGGGGCAGTCGGGTCTTGGCAGACAGAGCCTCCAGCACGTTTGCGATCTTGGACTGATCCACCCCATACCGAACCACGGCAGGCATACCATTGACCATCTTGTTGATATGGAAGTCCTCAAGCATGTTCCAGCAGGCATCCCGCAACCACTCTCTATCGTGCAGCACCCAGCGGTGACCCTCCCAAACATAGTGGACGCCTTGGTGGGTCCATAATCCCGGCCTGTTGTTTGGGGTTAAGAAGTGCGACTGTAAGAGTGCCCCGGCTACCTTTGCAGGCTCACCGCTCTGTACTGGGTTAGACTGTGTTCCGATCATGGAGATTCCTTTCGATGAGTTCAGCTAACTTACCTGATTACTTCCAGCGAATCCTCGACATAGAGGCCGCTGAGTTGCCAGAAATTTTCCAGCCTGCCCCCGACAACTTGGTCGAGATTGATTCTGGAGAACGATTTTTTGATAAAGCGACGGGGCCTCTCAAGGCGGACGCAACCAAAGACGCGAAACCTAAGACCCAACAAAAGCCCCGACCTGCACCACTGGCTCAGACCAATCCTACGAATGAAGCGTTGAGGAAACTCCAGCAGCGACTCGACGCAGCGGTTGGAGCAAAAGGCAAACAAAACAGCCTGCTCGACATCATCAACATGGTCATCTTGGGTCGTGCTGCAGGCATCCCCCTGAGTGAACTTCAAGGCCTCGTCAAACGACAAGACCTGATCGACGCAGGTCTTATCATGTCCCCGCAGCAACGACGAGAAGACAGAAAACAAAAAGAAGAAGAGGCCCGTCAGTCTGCTCAAGAACGTGCGGAGAATCGTCGAAAAGAAAGAGAAGCAGCCCGAGAACGAAGCCAGAACAGGGCCCAAGAGCTCCGCGATCAGCGACTTGGAAAAGGAGCGCCTTCCTATAAGCAGCGTCAACAACAGCAGATCCAAGACGAAATCAAAGAGCAACTCAAAGACATGATGGATGACGTGAAGAAGCCCGGGATGACGCCCGGGGCTGATCCTCAGTCCGCCAGCGCCGACTATACTCCCAGCCAGGCACGCATGGATCTTGCTCGAAGCGCAGAGCAACTTGGTAACGCAATCAACGACGTTGAGACCTCGGTTAACACAGCGCGACTCGACGCTATCCGCAACGATCCTGCTCTCGCGGATGTTCTTGAGCGATACGATCCCAACTTTGTAGGTGCTCCCCGCCCGCAGGCAGGAGATCGACGAGGCCCCGACAACACTCCTATCGACGTCGAGGCTGAAAACCAAATGATGATGAGGGACATTCTGGACTTCGGTCCCACCCCTCAGGCTAGCGGCCCTGTTGGGCAACCCAGAGATTACCGTGCTGTAGGGCCCCCGCCCCCTGCGCCCGCTCCTCGCGGAGGGGTTATGGGACCTAACCCTGCTGCGCCAAGCGATGGGCTGACTCCTTCTCAACGACTTGCCTTGCGGCAAACTCCCCGCGAAGAATTTGAAGCCGGAAGGACTCGAGTTGCTCCCGGAGCCGTCGGCTCCGCACCTACCCAGCCGGGAGGTCCTGCTACCGGACAGCCCCGCACAGGGTTCGCGCTTGAGGAACGAGGGGGTATATTTGTTCCTACAGAGGCTGCTAAAGAAGCCGCGCGGTACGCTAGAGGTGAAACTTCTGGGATGAGTGGAAGCGAGATTGACGAACTGGAACAGTCGCTCAAGCTCGAGGTGGACGAACTGAAGAAGAAGGACCGAGTCGGGAAGCTCATGGACCAACGAGAGTCCCTCCTTGGAGGTATCCAAGCCAGAATGCGACAAGGCCAACGAGCATCCGGAGTTCCGGTAGATCATGGTTTCAGGCACAGTTTTGACCAAAATGTTCGTCAACCTCTCCGTGGCTTCCTAGGCATGGGCGGGTAAACATACCAGGTATGCCAGGCAAGAGCAACCCCCAAACCTTCATTTCTTTCGGATCAGGCGTACGCTTGATGGAAGAGAGTGAGTATATCCAGGCGATGGGGTGCGGTATTACGACAAAGGGATTCCGTGCCCTCTGCGCAAATCTCCGAGTGCCGGTGATATTCATCGGCGAGGGGGTGTACGTAGATATGCACCGTTTCGAGATGGCAATGGCTGCGGTGACCCGAATCGGCAACGAGAACTTCCTGTTCCCGGGGTCGGCACCTATGTCCTACCGCAAAGACCTCAAGGCCCGAGTGAATCTTGAACCCGACGAGATCCTACAAAACTATGAGACGCTGGCGACAGAGCTGATTGCAGCCAAGAAGGTCAATGGCGTAGAGATGACTCGACAGGTGCGCGAGTCTGCACGTAAAGCAGCAGAACGAATGCGAGACGCTGCTATTCACCAAGCACCATGGAAGGCTCAGCAGGGAAAGAGTTATGAAAGGACAGATCAAAACGCCTGACCCCGACGACGCAATCGTCGGTTTCTTCACGATGGAAGGGCCTGCACAAGGGATTCTTGCATCAAGGTTTGACGCCCGTGAAGAAATGGAGATCACCATTCGTCATGCGCGCGATCCAGATCCGAAGATATCACTTGCCGGTCTCCGGCATCTCCGGACAATTCTCAAAGACGTTGCAACTGCTAACGGCGTAGTCGGTAGCATGAGTGAGGTACGCGAGTCCACCGGAGAAGACGGATCGAAAGTCCGGCAGGTGGTCTCCACAAACAAATTGATCAGCAGGATCAAGGAAGGCAGGACACGTGTCCAAAACCACAACCCGGAAAAAGGCCACCTCGAACACCACTCCCCCCAAGAAAGAAGTTCCGAGGAGCCCTCTAGTGATCGCAGTCGAAAACCATCTCAAATCTCTAACCCCACAACAACTGGTCCAATACGGACTGCCAGCGATTCAGGACATGGCGATCCCGAATCCGATACCGATGTGGGCGGAGACTCCTGAAGAAGGGGCATCCAAGATCTACAACGAGATGTTTGTCGGCAGCATGATGCGTGCGCCCTACGCAGCAGCCACTCTCGAACTTGAGCGTATGTCCATGGTGCGAGGTGACGAACGACTTGTTGCTGCGCAGATCAGCAGACTTGCAGCAGTATCTGTATTCATGCGGGAGGCAATGGAACGACACGTTGATTCCTAAGCTGATTACTCCCAATGACCTGTACCCTCTTCCGGCAGACTACATGGAGCTGTCGGAAGAAGGACAACGTCAAGCCCGTACAAACGCATGCAGACAGTTTCTGGTTCCTGGTCTTACTGACCGGCAGAAGGCAGAAGCGTATGTCGCATCATTGAACTTCCTCGACTTCTACTATCTCCATCCAGACTTGGATGTTGAGTTCGACCCGATGTTCTATGACGACACGCCACTACCTACACCGGAGATGCACTACGACATCGCAAGACAATGGGCAACCGAAAGACTCTCAATCGCAATCGCTCCTCGCGGATCCGCAAAGTCCAGCCTGGTCAAAAAAACAATCCTTCTAGAAACTTTGGCGCGCCCCAAGTTCAGCGTAATCTACGCTACGTCAACGGGCGACAATACAAAGTCCGTCGGGCAGTCCATAAAAGACCAGTACAGCTTCAACCCCCGTATCAGCGACGACTTCGGAGCCGAAACACCTTACGGGCGCCTTGCCCCCAAACGAGGAGAGGCACCCTACGGGAACACGTACATGCAGCTTATGAACGGATCATCGCTGCGTTGTATCTCTGCGGAGTCAAAGCAACGTGGTGGTCGTCCGCGCCTCTACGTATTGGACGACCCAGAGTATGACCCGAAGGCATCGACCTCTATGTCACTCATCCGTGAGTACATGGATCAGCTGCTTTTCAAGGTTGTGCTCCCCATGGTGATGCGTGCAGGCTGCGGTGCCCGCTGGCTTGCGACTTTTGTGTCTCGCCGTCACTACGCATTCCACGCCATGGATGTCGAGGGAGGCAAAGCACGCGACCCTCGGTTCAACAAGTGGGACCGCATCATTATTCGTTCGGAGTACCAAGATGAACAAGGAAACACCAAAAGCTGTTGGCCAGACATGTGGCCAGCAACAGTCGAAGAACGTGACCAGCTGGCAGAGCAGGATGAGCGTTTCAAAAAGTGCGTGTCACTCGAAGAGATCAAGGAAACCATTGGGGTTGCCAACTACCTCTCTGAATACATGGCTCAGCCTGGGCGGGGTGACGAAGTCTTCTTCCCGAATCTAGAAGAGGAGAAGCACGGATATTGGTTTGAGGATCCGGATGAGCAGTTCGAAGTCGATCCACATAGCTCCAACACTATAGTGGGTTGGTACTCAAACGACGAACTCAAGAGACAAAGCCTTGGTTCTCTTCTCGCATCGTGTCGTTTGTTTATGGCAGTCGACACTTCTTATACCTCCACCAAGGACTCAGACTCCAAGGTCTGCACTTTGATGGGAGTCAATAAAGAGAACGAGTTGTTTGTGTTTGACATGTGGTCGCAGCAGTGCCAGCAGCAAAAGCTGATTGACGCCGTGTTGCAGATGGCAGACAAGTGGCGTTGTCCTGGCGTGCACGTCGAGGGCATCAAAGAAGGTCTTAGCGTTTACGACACCCTGTACTCCATCGTCAGCACCCGTGCGTCTGACATGGCCAACGTACAGCACCTTCCCCGAATCAAGAAGTTCAACCCCGGCATGACCTCCAAGTCGGCAAAGATTGCCGCCCTCTTGCGGCGGTTCGACTACGGCAAGATCAAGTTGCCCTTGCGAGATAGACAGCGAAAGCCGTGGAGGTCCTTGATCGACCAGATAGAACAGTTCAACCCAGAAGCCCGCGACGGCGGACTGCAGCATGATGACGAGCTGGACACAGTCTCAATGTCGATGTACATCATCCGAGGCAAGCCGGGCAAGGCAGTACAAGAAGCAGAAGAGGAGCCCAACGTCTTGGAGCTTTTACGGTCAGGAGAGACGCACGATTTCCAAGGAAACCCTATTCTGTTTGGCGTACCCCTACAAGACCTTACCCAAGAGGATATAGCCCTTCTCCTAAGCAGAAAGCAGGAACCTGATGGAAGAAGCAAAGTCTGAACTACAAGTCCACCCTAACCACGTCGTAGTGCCTCTAGCCTTTTTTGAGCGAGTCATGGAGGTTTACTACACAGTCAAGGGCGGGGGCATTGTGGGACAACAGGAAAAAACTCCGTTACAGAGTCCCGCCTCGATAAGGGTCTCAGAAGATATGAACATACCTGATGTAAGAACTGTGCGTCAGTACGTACCAGAGGGCTATGTCCCTCGAGGCGCAGCGGCAAGAACGGACGAGGACGATGCCTGAGGATACCTACACACTAACCAAGGACAAGGATGCAATCTGCCGCATCATTGACCGCCACATTGAACGGGAGGAGTCCAACCACTCCTACCGCTACACGATGTGGTCTCTTGCATGGTACTACCTGAACGGCGCCCGCCGCTTCGACGTATTTGATCCTGAGACAGGACTTCTCCAACCTCACCATCTTGATGAGGACGGGAACATGGAGTTCCAAAGCCAGGAACTTTTGTCTGCTATTGATCGGGTCGTAGGTGTCTTGTCTGCAATGGACGTCCGACCCAAAATCCTCCGCTCCGGTTCGTCGCTGCAGCAGATCCGCGACCGATCAATAGCCCAAGTTATCTCGGACGCCATGGTGTCTCGAGAGCGCGCAGAAGAAACACTTACAGAGTTCGCTTACATCCTGACCTCTTGTGGGTCTTGCGGTATTGCAGGGCACATTGTTGACTCCCCCACAGTGGGACTGACCTCTGACCTTGAGGTTGTACACCCCCGTGAACTGTATGCGTTCCCGTCTACCGGTATGGACCACACCAAGCAGCGTGGTCTGATCCGTGAGCGCATTGTGCCCATGGACTATCTCGTCGAGAAGTTCGGACGCAAGATCAAGACCAACATCGAGAAGATGTATTACTTCGACGTCGAAGCTGGACAGGCTCCGTACGACAACGAAGACTTTGCTGACCGCCTCAACGCTGTAGGTACAAGCCCCCGCTACAACAGCTCTTACGCTATCCCTGGCGGCGGCGCATCAACCGACAAAACCAAGTACTCCCTTGTTCGCATCCGCGAACTTTGGTTGATGGGACACAGGAATACTGTAAGCCGATACGTGATGACGTCCGGCGACTACGTGATTGTCGATGAAGAGTACACCGATGTGGAAGTCTACTGCCCCATCGGTTTTGCTCGCTTTATGGAGACAGGGTCTTTTTACGGAGCAGGACTCTTTGACCTTCTGTTCTCTATGAGCCGCGAGATGGAGAAGTTGCTCAAGGCTCTCTTCAACAACATCCGCGATATTGATCAGTACGGCATCCTTGTTCTACCCCAAGGACAGTTCAACGAGCGTGCCGCCCTGCGTGACGTAGGACGCGGACTTCGTGTTCTCCCCTACGAACCAGATGCAATCGACCCCGGCTTCCGTCCGTTCAACATTTCTCCGATGACATCCGGAGACTTGCCCGGCAAGACCGCAGCCTTTGCCAAGCAACTGCTTGACCAGATCAACCCCTTCCGCGATCTTGTCGCCAACAAGGGTCGAGTCGACAGTGCTGCGGGGCTTGGCTTCCTTGATGAGAAGAACCGTCAGTTGATGATGAGTCCTATGAAGGCAATCGAGAAAGCCTTCTCTCAAAGCCACCGCGCCATGCTGTCGCAAGCTGCTCGTGCGCTTGCACTTAGCCGTCGAGCCGTACCCGTCAGCAACCTTACTCTTGACCTTGCAGGTGCAGTGATTGACCCTGAGAGTGGCTTTGCCTCGTTCAGCGACAACCCGCTGCCTGTGATCTCCAACCTCGGAATCACAATCAAAGAGACCAACCCCCGGTCTGAGGTTGCCCGAAAGCAAGAAGCGCTGCAACTCTATGCCGCCCCTGGGTTCCAGGACCCCATGCGACTTATGCTGCTGTCCTTATCTGAAGGACTTGACTTCGCCATCTACATGGAAGAGGAGCGAGCAGCCTACGAGATGGTGGTCAAGAACTGCCTGATTCTGTACGGAAACGGGGAGTCCCCAGGCGAAATTGTTTTGACCCCTCATACTGTGCTACCTAATTTGCAGTTGAGAGTTCTAACATCTTTCATGGCTGGCCCTCAGATGTCCTTGGCGGCACCTGAAGTCCAGGATGAGTTTATGAAGTACAAGCAGTTCCTCCAGCAGGGACTTGGGAATGTTCTCCCAGAAGGCGTGCCGCTGCCTGAAGATGCGGCGATGAACAGAATGGCTGCACAGGGCAGACAGATGCCCAGACCACAACAACAACAGCAGCCCGCAGGAGCCCCTAGATGAGCGAAGAGCAAGTCCAAGAAAGTACGCAGGAAACCCCGGAAGCAACCACGGAGACTACGGCAGCGCCTGAGACCTCCACCGAAGCACCGGCAGACGTCAATGTAGACCAGAAGTTTACGATTGACGGAAAGACTTTTACTGCAGAGCAAATCGCTGCTCAAATGCGAGAGGCAGAGAATCTCCGCGAATATCAAGCAGCAGCCTCCAAGCTGATGCGTAACCAAGAAGAGTCTCTGAGTCCTGAGCGTGAGTCCGACCTTCGATATGTGATGGCATACGAAGGCTACCAGCCAGAGCAGATTGAAGAGTACGTCTCTGGATTGAAAGGACAACAGCAAATGGACCCTAACCCGCAACTCCAACCCGAGCCCCAACAAGATCCTCGTGTAGACGAGATGAACCAACGGCTGGCGGAAGTGGAGAGTCGAGAGAGACAGCTTCGCCTCGAAGCGCTTCAAGGCAAGTTGGGGAACGCAGTCTCTGAGGCTGCAAATAACGAATCACTGACCTCCATCGGAGACGCATTCAAGCGAATCCACGGAGATGAAGGTCACGACAAACGAATGGAAGTCATCAAAGAGGATGTCCAAAAAGAAATCCTCAGCAGCCTTCGGCGGGTCAAATCTGCCGGGGGAAACATTGACGACGCTACATTCAAGAGTGCATCAGAAAACGCGGCCAAGGTGGTCGCTGATAGATACCGGACGGTAATCGGAGACCCAGACAAACTTGGTCGGGCACCGGAAACAGCTTCTGGACAAGATATGTTCTTTAAGAAGAAACCTATTGAGATCCCCCAGTTCAAGCCAGGCAAGGACACTACCGCCAGCGTCTACGACAAAGCGAAGACGTTTGCGGAAGACACACTGCTTGACATTGCAGCTGACATCTCAACGGGAGGAAACACAAAGCTGTAAAGGAGTAGACAACAATGTCTCTTGTTACCGGAAAACTCTTCAATACGCATGTTGATCGTATTGAAGATGTGATTAACAAAAACATCGACCTGATGCTCCCTGGGGTTGACCCCATCTGGGAGAACATGGTTACGAGTGCGATGGGCGTTGGTCCCGTTGATGCTCTTGGCCGTGACTTTAAGGTCCTTCGTGTCTTCATGGGAGGCATGACTGGTATCCTCGAACAAGGCCGTGGTCGTAACGACTTCGCTCTGTTTGGCGATTCCACGAATGAACTCGGTGAGCGTCTCTACACCCAGAACCTCACTCAGAACTTCCCTGATGCGATGGACGGCATGAACCAGCTGCCATACCGCTTCGGTCTTCCGATGCGAACCATGGTCGCTAACATCGCGTTCACCCTGGGCGAACTGCAAGCAGAAGCCACCCCTTCGTTCATCGGACAAATCGTTGCTCCGAAGCTCGAAGGCTTCTCTCGTAACATTGCTCAGACCCTGTGTAACTCTTGGTACACCTCGCAGAACGACGGCTACGCGCTCTGTCGAATTACCAACAGTAAAGACACCGCAGGCACTCCAAACTTCTTGGAGTTCCAACCAGACAACCAAGCCATCGACCGCTTCTATGTCGGTATGCAGGTTGACATTCGAGACAACGTCGGAACCTCTTCCGTGCGTCGTAACGAATCTGGTGGTGTGCGACAAGTCGTGGTTGTGGACTTCATCGACGAACTCTCTAACACTGTTCGTCTCGTGTCCAACGACTACAACTTCTCCACCGTTACCACAGGCGCCACCCCGGCTGACTTTGTGGTTCACGCCAACAGTCACCACAGCGACGGCGGCAACACCCGGTTCACCAACATTGCAGGTATCAACTCATACCTCAAGGTCGGTGACACCTCAGCCATCGCCACGGACGCCAACACCCTCTTGGGTACCTACGAGTCCATCTCTGGCGAGCAGATCAATGTGAACGTCAAGCCCGAACACCGTTCGTTCGAGTACGACATGAACAGCAGCCTGCTCACCGAGCACACTCTCCGTCAGATCCTCCGCCGCTTCCACGCTGCGAAGAACAAGTACGGTTACTTCGTCGACACCCTCGTGGCGTCCGACGGTGTGTGGTTGGGCTACGAGTCCACCAAGATTGGCCGTGAGGTAATCGACCGTACTGGCCGACTCTCCTCTCTCTCTACTCAAGGTTCTGAAGGCGGCGGCGCGGGTGGTGATACCAACCAGTTCAACTCCGGCTTCAACTTCACCATTGACGGTAAGTCGTACCAAGGCTACACCTCGACCTACATCGAGAACGGCATCTGCTACGGCCTCCGCATGGGCGGCGGAAACTACAAGAAGTACGTGCCACCGAGCATCTCGGGTACCTCGTCCTTCGACAAGTCTCCATCGTTTGCTCCGTTTGAGTTTGTGGCTGGCGCCCTCACCGGCACCTCCACCAACCAGTTGCCGATCTACGCTAACAGCAACGGTCGCAACCTCGCTACCGAAGCATCTCAGATGCCCGGATACATGCGCATGCAGATCTGCCCCGATCAGTTCTGCGGCATCAAGATCAAGAACATCACTGAAGACCGCGTCTACGCTGACAAGCAGTACACGCCAGATTGATCGTAATCTTGATCTTTATATAAGGCTCCTGCCTTTCGGCCCCCCTTGTCCTTTACGGATGAGGGGGGTTTTTACTACTATCTACATATGTTCCAAGACGATCTACACATGGACGAAAACCACCGCGTTATGGAGGACGGAGAGTGGATTCGTTGGGCTCGCCGGGTGACGGGCATTCCAGAACTCTTCGTGTACCGACACGCAGAACACAACACTTTTGTGCTTGCTGCTTGGCGGGTCAAGCGTCTGCGTATTGCAGTCGAACTGACCGTACTCCAAGGACCCCCTGACAGAGGGGGCTGGCTAGGCGAACGGGTCCTGCAGCTGACCGTAATGCCTCACGATGAGAAGATGATGCGGCGGCGGCAACAGGCTGAGGACGCAAGGTACGAACGTATAGAAGCAGCCCGTGAATCCAATGAAGAGAAACATGACGCCATGAAGTGGGCTCGCAGCAAAGGCAAGGAAGAGTCCGCCAGGAACCTTGCCGTCAGCAGGTTTACCGGAGAGCGTGAGGGCGGAGAGACGCTGGAGCGCACCAAAGACTCCCTGAAGGACATGACGTCCGGAAAGACTTACTATGCATAGTACCGGCTCCTTCTTGTTTTCCGTGATTGAACGCGTTCGGGGCTACCTTGACGAGCCCTCATCCAAGTACACAAACGACTTTCTGGTACGAAACGTCATCATGCCGGAGATGGTCAACGTCCTTTCTCGGCTGTCATTGAACTTTGACAACCCCGTCGTTATCCGCCACAACATCACGTTTGTCACCGGAACCGAGTACTACCAACTGCCCCCAAACGTGGGGGAGGTCTTCCGACTCGTGAAGTTGGATACCAACAACGTGGTCAGCAAGGAGTTTGTCCCCTTCAACCAGATGCACCCTCACGGACCCAACTGGTCACTCGAAGGTAACCTTTTGTCGTGTCGCCCCAAGCCAGACGTCGATGACACTCTCACTCTGTTCTACATTCCAAACGGTGACTTTCTCCCCCACTACAACCAAGGGAACGGTCAGCTCTCTTCAGACAGAAAGACGTTTACCCTTTGTCTGCCGTCACAGGTAACGCTAGGTGCAATCGACCGTCGACCTAACTCCTACGTGGGTGCGACCTTACGGATACTGAAGAACACCGCAGGTAACGCAACCATCGTTGAAGAGCGAGTTATTGACTCCCACACTTTGTCCGCTACCGATGCAGGCGACGACCAAGTAACTGTGCGTGTAGCATTTGACACTTCAGCTTACGGATCCAAAACAGACATCCACTACGAGATTGTGCCTCAGGGGTTCCAGTCCCTGATGCAGTGTGTGTCTGCCGCCTCTGCTATCAACCTGGCCGTGATGAAAGACGTTACCGCTAAGAAGATGCAGTTCTTGCAGCTTGAGTACCGCAAGGCGCTGAAGACCATCGGTGACAACTTGTCCTACATGCAGATGCGCAAGCCGAAGAAGTTCGAGAAGCATACTGTTGACAATCAAGATCGAAGCACCTACAACCTCGGGCAGGAGCTTTACTAATGGCATTCGGCGCAAGACCTTCCAACACTCGAACGCGTGAAGAGTCTGATGACCAAGTAGCAAGAGCTCTCGTTGCCGCTTTGGGTCTTTTGAAAGCAGAACCTCTCCGGATTAGCCACGTTCGTGATGGGTCTGACTTTTTGATGTCGGGACCTGGAGCCAGACCCTTTGGTCAGGGGGGTCTAGGAGGTGGTGGAGGTTTCCCTTTTGATCGCCCCGGCGGCGGTGGCGGAGGTGAACTTCCAGAAATAGACCAAGAAGAGCCTATTCCGGGCGAACAAGGACCTCCGGGACCAGTAGGACCAGCGGGACCAGCAGGGCCTCCTGGACCTCCCGGACCCACTGGAGGTAGCGGATCAGATGGGGCAGACGCTAGCCCTAATGGATACATCGACTTTGTTTCTGATGTCACTTATGACCTTAGCGATCAGTGCCTCAAAAAAACAATCACCCGTGTCTACGGATTCTTCGCCAACACCGGAACCGGCGGCGAGTTTGGGTCAGCGGGGTCCCCGCAAGACATCACGTGTGCGCAAGAATGTGACTCATGACCCTTCAGTTCCGTCCCAGTGACAAAGCACTGATCAAGCATGACTCCTCGACCAACCCCAATCAGGTTGGAAAGTTGATGAGTGAGTGTTGCTGTGCGGCAGACTCGTACGTTGAGTTCATGTCTTGCGGGACACACATTGCCTCTACCTTCGCCAACTGTTCCACCGCCGACCGGGCGTACCACTCGTCTCTGTGTGCGAATGCTGACTCGTTTGGGCAAGACTGTTGCCAAGTAGGTATTGGCCAGTGCGCAAGTTTTACCGGTAACGACAAGCAGTCCCCTGCTGAGGCGTACGAGAACAACTGCGACACAACCAGTGAACAGCAAATAGGCGGGTCGCACACAGTCAACGGGGTAGTCAAAACAGAGAAGCGACACTGCGCTGCGGTGTATATGCGGCTCGAGGACTTCAAGCAGATGCCCATTGGTTCGGGGGGACCCACCATGTCTCAGCTCGGATGGCTCCCGCCCGCCGCAGGGGGAACGACATGGCCAATCGTTTTCAAGATTGGAGGTCACTGTTTTGTAGGAAGTGGCGACATCCGCAGCGAGTCGCAGATAAAACAAACCACAGACAGTAGCGGAACCACCATCCCTGCATGCAAGAAAATAAATGCAGGATCATTCAATGAGGATTGCGCCGGAGACATTATGGCGTACACCGGGTCGGGCTTGGCTATCTCTCCTGGGCAGCTTGACTTTTCAACCGATCAGACTTCTCACATACGAAACTTGTGTGGCAACTGCTGCTCAGCGGTGTGGACAAACACAACAGATTGCAGCCCTTGCCCGGGGTTCTCCGACGACAACACCTCTCCAGAGGGTGGGTGTATTCAGCCGCTAGACGACACTCACCAAATAATCTCTTTCGAGTTCGCAAAAGGTTTTGCTCACTGCGATTGCATTGATCTGGGCACCAGCCCCACAACACAAGACTTCACCAACAAGGTCCAAGGGTTTAACTTTGGCAGCAACACCACGAACTGTAAGCAGACCCAGTGCCAGATTGTGGGTGGCGGCGAAGATATTTCGGATCCGTCAAACGCCCGCATAGGCGGATGCCCTGGAATGTTGTCGTACAGCGGAACTCACCCGTGTCAGCTGCCTGTACAACCGGGGATTTTTGGAAACTCATTCTTCTTGGGGGGCGACATCATGGGACTTGCGTTCAACTGCACCGGTCCTAGCTGCAAGGGAAGCCCCAACCCAGGACCTTTTGAGACTTGCGAAGAGTGCTTGTGTAGAACCCCACAGTGTTCGTGCGCCTGTATGGACTGCCCCGATGGCGACTGCGATTTTGCATCGTGCGGGACCTCCTACACCGTAAACACTCCTTCCCTTACGGTGACTACTAGCTACTTTGGCTCCTCTGTGACTCTAGACATTGGCTCCACGGGGGTTTCTGTAACAGCGCTTGGGGGTGGGGGCCCCACCTGCAAAGCAGGGCCTTTTGTTCCTTGCGCCGACGGAACCGTAGGTTTCGATCCGTGCTTTGAAAGCCCGCAGAACAACCAAGCCTGTCCGTTTGGTTACGTGATACACGCAGGCCCAACAGTAAAACTTATATCTGACCCCGACCCGGAGCGTGAAGTATACGGACGCCTAATCGTCAACACGGTGAAACTCATTTGCAGTCTTCCCACCGCCGATCCGAGCTCCCCCTGTGCTAGCTTGCCGAACGGAAATAATTTTGGGGTTAGCATTGGATTTACCCTAGGTCTTTGCGAGGGAACGTCTGGGGGATCCCCCTGCACCCCTGGAGAATTTAGCACGGGACAGGCCAGCGATTTTGTTGCAACATACGTAAGCAGCCTAGCAACCGACGACTGCCCTCCGGGGACTTATACTTACTGCCAAAATGACTCAGGCGACCCCTACAACTCTAGCGTTACTTTTGATTCGACCATTACGGTGTCATGATGCAACTACCAGTAGTAAATTGTTCGAAACACTCTTACGTAGACAACCAGTCCGTATGCGCCCTCGGGTACTGGGACGGTAAACCCACCCCTCAAACATGCCGACTTCTTTGTCCCCAGTGGGCTTTGGAGAATAAGGCAACTCCCCAGCAAGCTGTAGAGGTACGACCTATGAAGTGGTACGACGTATTCAAAGAGCACCGTGGCCTAGGCGACACGGTCAAATGGTTTATCGAAGTTGTCTCCTTTGGACGCATCAAGCAGAAGAAGGGGTGCGGTTGTAAAGAGCGGCAGAGCTGGCTAAACCGTAAGTTCCCATACCGATGGAGTTGATGTGGCGCAGAAGGATGCTGAGTGGAAGATAGACCTGAGTCGTCCCACAGGCGATAAGTCTGTACCTCGAACATCAGTGGCCAGAGGTCTTCTTAGTGAAGCCTCTGGTATTGATGGCACCGTGTCTGGAGGGGCTCGCCCGTTCGCTGGTTTCCGTCAGGTACGAGAACTTGAGTTTGACAACTACGCCCCAGACGACGACGGCGACGGCGCTGCAAACGACACCCGATTGACGTCGTATCTGAAAGCAGGGGGCCGTCAGACTGACGACACCGGCGCTGCTCACGGTGAAGGCTCTGAGGTTGTTGACTTCTTTCCCGTCACATTCATGCGAGGTACCCGCTCCACTTGCTACGGGTACGTGTACCGTGCTAAGAGAAAAGACCAGACCCATGGTGAAGCGGATGTCTTCATCGAGTTCTACGACGAAGAGACTACAACCTGGTTTACCCCCAACAGCCCTGCCTCTCCCCAAGGAACTGGCTCTGGCCTGAACTACACTGGACAGCTTCTCATGTTGGGATGCAGTGCTACTGAGCCCATGAGCGTGGAGACTTTGGGCAAACTTGTCTACGTGTTTGTTCGAGGCAGATCTCCCTCAGTATTCTTTTTGGACGGGGGCCCGACCGACATAAACCCCGGCACAGGTAACTTCAACGGGGCGCAGTGCATTGGCGTTACTGGAGACAACTCCACTTCAGGACAGACTGGAGTACCCGGACCTGGTTTCCGCCCCGACTTTTTGGATCTTGACAGGGCTACGGAAATAGGCACTCTGCCTACACCCAGCACAGACGACCGTCGGCCAGGATCCGCGCAACTCCTGCAGAGCAATAAGTCGGCTGAGGACCTGCCGGAACTCTTTGGCGACTTTGACCAGCCGGGCATCCGTCTTGATGACTTCATCACAGCTCCTACGGTAACGCACAAAGAGAACACTCTTCTTCCTGGTAGCCTCGCGGCCTCCGTAAGTACATATACCTCATCAGGTACCAACTATGGCACAAGCGGAACTGCACTTACCTCGGGTCAACGGGTAATCGTAGTTGTGAACTACCGAGCCACCAACAGCGCAACCAGCATCAGCCCAGGTAGCACAGACTCTTTGCGCAAAGGGCCTAACCAAAAACACCCCGGCTGCATTGTTGACTTTGTCGATGGCACTGGCGGATCGCCTAGCGTCGTCAACACCTTCCAACCTGCTGGCGGTTGCTTTGGGTCAAAGGATGCAATCAGCAACGGTTTGTCGGTCTACGACACTTTCCCTACAGGGATGAACCACTCAGAGCAGGTGACATACACCCAAGTCTTTGAGTGTCGTCCATTCAACGACCTGAAGACAACAGATGCGGGCGGCACCGGCACTGCAATCGCAGCCAACATGTACGTGCGTGTACGCCCTCTTACAGGAACCTCTTCTTCAGATACGGCTTCGCTTTCAGTTACCGATCTCAGCGTCAACATCTACCTCATCAACAACGTCAATGATGACGAGTATTGCATCCCCACTTCCAGCCTGAAGTGGAAGCCCGAAACAGTTTTGGCGTCATCGGCAGAAGACTCAAGTCTTCAAGTGGTCAAAAACACAGTGACAGGGAGCGGGCACAACTACACATACCCCACCTACGTCGGAGGATCTACCGTTAGACGCATGGGTCTTGTCGGAGTCGGAGACGGATCTGTTGAGTTTGCCTCTACAGCGGCAGGAACAACAGACAACCCTGCGTTGAAAAACGGATACCTTTCCACCGACGCTTTCATGCCAGGGGCCTCCCTTGTCAAACGGTCTGCTAGCGCAGTCATCAGCACTACCTTCGGGCGTATCCGTCGACGTTTGGCTGTGTATGGGACTGCCGAAACGGACTACATCAACGCTGCATTTGTTGCGAACGTAGTTGACCAAGACTACGACACTTCCGATCCTCCTGACGGCACAGGCGAAACAGATGCTCTTACGTTTCCCGCTCTTCACTCTAGTGGTACCCCCTCCGCTAACCGGATAGCAACTCTCCGTCGAGCAAACACCACCATTAGCAGTAACGATTTTGGAGACGAGACTCTGTGCGTTGCTCAAACCCTGAACTCCAGCACTGCTACTGGAGGACAAATAATCAACGACTTGAGTTTCGACACTCAGTTCACCTTCCCAGGCGCAGCGGTTCTTAATCTTGATGGTGTATCGCCTGACGACTTTCAGCTGCAGAGCCACTGGCACACCCTAGGGTTTGAGGTAGGTGCCAACACAACGTCCCCCGGTAACTGGTCGAGCCAGTCCTCTACTAGCCAAACCGGAGTTACTGACCAACAAGCAAAAGACTTCCTGCAGTCTTTGATCGTTGCTCGGTCTCCTGTTGACCGCGCACTCCAAGCCTCAGTCAACTCTGACTTGGTTTGGCAGATTAGCGAGGCTGGTACGTTTGCGGGAAATGTAACCTTCGACGTGTACTGGAATGACCCCGAAGCTCTAGGTCGACTTGTCAAGGTAGCCACGAATGTTTCCGCCAGCAAGTTTGAGATCACCTCGCTGTATGACCAAGGCATACTGCCTTCAGGTCGTGAGTTTCAGTGGGGAGTCATTGCTAAGACCACAATCAACGGCGTAGATTTCCAGAAGGTCAGCCAGATCTTTGAGTTCACCACGGATGACTTCTTCAAGTCACACAAGTTTGAGCGTGGCAACTACGCATTTGCATACCAGCTTTTCGACTCCAAGACTGGACGCACGTCGGGCATGTCCCAGATCGCGCGTATCGACAAGTCCTCTTTCAAGTACGGCACTATCGGTCGCTGCGGTGTATCGGGTCGTGAGTATGACGAAGAGAACGAAGACCTGATTTCCAAAATCAGCAGCCCTCAGATTGTGCCTAGAGGTAGACGCGAGTACACCTGCGTTGAGCTTTGCTATGACGTCCGCAAGTATGATTACGCCTTCTTCTATCGGTCACCCCGCACAGAAGATGAGGCTATCAACTTTGCCCCCAACACCTTGTTCTTGGACAAACTGATCAAGCTAGATGATTACAAGACCCTTGATAACACCCTGACTAACTTTGGTATTGAAGTGTTACCTACCACCGCTGGAGGTGCGACAGCTTCTACCCGTCAGCGTGTTGTGTTTTTCTACACACTGAACGAAGACGAACTGCTGTACCGTCCGCTCTACACGGGACCCCTGCGCTTCGACGACAACATGCCACAAGCAGGAGCCGCTAAGTTCCTGGACAACATCTTGGTGACTGCAAACATCACCCCCCCTGCAATCACTACCCTTAACCAGGGAACCGAAGACGAGTTCACCGCAGCAGATCCTTATCGCGGTGGGGGAGAAACCAAGTTTTCTCAAGTTGAGAAGTATGCACCAGAACTGTTCCCTCCACAGAACCAGTACACGCCTAGCGATCCCTCCAACCGCATCCTGTCGCTAGTGCGTACAGGACCCAACATGCTGGGGCTGAGTGAGGACCGCCTCTACCACATCCGTCGAGAACAAAGCGTGATGGTGCGTGAGTTACACGAAGGCATGGTGGGCACCGTCAATCCTCAAGCTGCGGCGGTAGCGGCGTCTCAGTTGTTTACGATTGCACCTAGAGGGGTCAAGATTGTGGGTACCAACGGATCACTTGACAACATGTCTGTGATCGACACCTTGATTCGGGAGAAGTGGAAAGACAACCATGACAAGCTGAAGGTGGCATTTGACCCCTTTATCTCTTCTCTGTTCTTCTACAACCCAGTTCAGGGACACGCAGCGTGCACGTGGTTTGAAACATCTAGCATGACGGAACTGAAAGACCTACCTTTCACGGACGTCAAACCTGCAAACTTCCCGAATGCAGAGACATTTGGAGCAAGCGGGGGTTACTCCCCCACGTTCGGAGGGGATCGCGTACACCGTGCGTTGTGGTTGATGAACCACCCAGATGTAGCCAACAACGTCAACACTCGAGATGCCGCCGTAGCTGGTTACTGGCGTCCGCGTATCTACGTAGCCAACCACGAGCGTGACCGCAAAGCCTTGACGCATGATGGCAGCAACCACACCCAGCAGTCCTACGTACGCAGGACACTGATGGACATTGTTGGACCTACGTTGTTTACTCTTTCTAGCGGCCACGGCAGCACCAGCTTGACCTGCACCGCAGGCAACGGCAACAGCCAGGTTGCTGCAGACAGCTGTGTGGGAGCATTTGTGTACGTGCTGGAAGACACAGACCAGTCTAAGGTCGGTAACAAAGCACAGATCAAAAGCGTGGGCAAGAGCTCAAGCGCTATGACAATCACTCTGATGACCTCTTTGGACTGCAGCGCCAGCGCCAAGATCGGTATCAGCCCTGTGTTTGTGGAGATGACTGGTCACCAAGTAGGTATACCGACCCGCACAGCGAGAGGTGCTAGCGAGATTGACGACCATCACTACTTCAAACAGATTGATGAAACCCGAATCCACGTCATAGATGTGTCAGGCAACAACGCATCAGATACTGCCTGCAAGTTCCAAGGCATCCTCTACGACGACAACGGAGAAGAGGTCAGCAGCAAAAATGCACCCGTCAAACCAGACGGCACAAACGTCGCGTCTCTGACTGAAGGCTCTTCACTCTATCCCGCAGTCTTTGGGTCCGACTCTACCTTCAGCGGTGTGCAAGGACCGCTAGGCTTTACCCTGACGCCAGGAATCCGCATCTTCTGTCCCGATGTGGACTACCGGCTTCAGAGTATGGTGTGTAACGGACAGATCATGGACACCAAGACCAGTCAGGCATATACCCAGTCATGAGCACCTTCAACCCATTCTTTATGCCTGGCCAAAACTCCAGCCCCGGCTTTAGTCCGGCATTTGCTGGACCGACTAACTCCACTGCATCCTTTCCGCTTGACGGAAATTTTTCAGTAAACCAAGGACGAGGCACCCGGCAAGGTATCCGAAGCGACCTGACTGGACAGCTCTACAGCGACCTTAAGAGCCTTAACTTCTTCGAAGGCACTATGGGTCAGATGTCAGGAATCAACCTCCCCGACATTTTCCAGCAGGAGATGGATAGTCGGCAGAGGGTTGCAGATCAGATCAACGACTACCGAGAAGGTTTGCTCGACCAGTTCGGTGGCGCCTTTGATACTTCTATGGGTGCACTTTCAGATCTTGCTACGGGAGAAGGACTTACCGACGTAGCCGCTGCCAAAGAGGAAGGTCTTGGGTACTTGCAAGAAGGCATGGACTTTATCAAGTCCTCCACCGGACAAGCACAAGACGCAATCCAACAAGGCCAGAAAGATGCACTTGCTGCTATCAGCGGCAACATGGACGAAGCTCGAGAAGGCTTGAAGGCTGCTCGCCACCAGAGCATGGCGGCTCAAGCGATCAACGCAGGTCGAGCAGCGGGCGAACAGTCAGTTCAGATGGCTTCTCAAATGGCGGCTGCTGGCGCATCTCCTGCACAGATCGTGGGAGCCCAGATCCAAGCAGACTCTACTCGAGGACAATCAGCCGCAGCCTCTATCGCTGCAAGTGCTGCACAGTACGACACGGCAATCTCAGGCACCTTCCAAGCCCAAGCACAGCTGGAGTCGTCCGCGATCCAAAACATGACAGGCTTGTTTTCTCAGGTGACCATGCAGGGTGCAGGAATGGTGGCTGAACAGAGCCAAGCCATGAACCAAGCAGTGCAGGTATACACCGGGATGCAACAAGCCAACGACGCACTGCGAATGCAAGCATCAACCGCCTTGGCAAACGCAGCCGCTACGGGCTCGAATGCAATGGTGAACATCATCTCAGCTTTGCCTCCGACTGAAGTTGGGGTGCTTGGACTTCTTGGGGAGTTGTTTAGTGTTGCACAAACCATTCACGGAGCGGGATACAACACATACATGTACCCTGCCGGGTCGCAATCGGGAGGACCAGTAAACTTCCCCGCAACAGTAGGTTACTAATCCATGTCACAGTTCCAAGGAAATCCTCAGATCCAAGCGGCCATGGTTAGCCAGTTGATGCAAGGTCTCCAGCAGCGGCGAGGCGAAACACTTGCTAGGCAGGGAGAGTTGCACAACACAAGAATGAACGAAGCCCGCATGGACGCAAGCTCTATCTTGTCAGAGGGTTTCGTGTCTCAGTTTGGTCCGACCGCAGGTGCAGCTGTGTCTGGAATGCCAAACGCACAAGCCCTTAGCTTCATGAAGCCAGGATCAGAGTTCTTCAATCGGCGCAATGAGGCAATCGCAAAGAATAAAAAAGAGATGCGTAGGCTCAAGCGAGAGAGCGGAGAAGTCGCAGGTAGGATTGCTAAGGAACAAGGGGGAATCCTGGGCTACGACCAAACATTCCAAAAAAGTCTTACTTCGTACGTTAACGAGATGGGCAACGACACGGTGCACAAGAACGCACTCGCAGCGGTGTCGCAGGCCTTGCAGGCAAAACAAGCCACACTTCAAGCTCTTGGTAGAGGGGGGATGCTTGGAGTCGGGGGCGATGACGAGATGCAAGAGATGGGGGCTGCGTTCAACCGCTCATACCAAAGCATGATTGCTTCTGGCATGACCCCCTACGAGGCAGCAAAACAAGCGTTGAATATGCCCTCAGATATTGGAACTACTTTCCTTCCGGGTCAAGGAGAGTCAAAAGCATTTGGGGATTTGGGCGGCATATTTGGTAGCGTGATTGATGCCGCTGAAAATGTTAGCGAAGAAATAGGCGTAGTAGGGTCTGCACTACTGGTTGGTTTGGGAGTCGCAGGATTTGCTGTTACAGGTACTGTGTGGTCCATCTTGGGAGGCATTGCTCTTGCGACCGGCGCAACTGGCATACTCGGAGCCAGTGGAGACGATACCGCTGAGGAAGTGCAAGAAAATGTTACGGAAGCCCTTAAGTCGTACAAGACAGACTATGAAGGACTCGAGGCAGGAAGTCTTGTTACGGCATCGCAGGCTCTGTCTCGATTGGGCAAGGGCGGAGAGAGAGCCTCCGAAGGTTTGTTCTTGGGATTGCAGAAGTTGTTCCGAGGCGTAGAGGGTAGTGGGGGAGACCCTCAGCAAATGATTGATGGCCTTGCTCAGTTGAAAGCAGAGTACGGGGTGTCCTTGGAGCAACTGCACTCCGCAGCAGAAGCCATTATGGTTACCTCCCAAGCAAACTCTCTTCAAGCAAGCGATGAAGCGTCTAAGCTCAGCATGTCACTTGCATCTCAAGAAGACGTTGCCAACACCGAGGCATCAAGAATCGCCCTGGAAAAGATTCGTGATGAGCAAGACGCCCACAGCAAACTGGGCTTCAAAGCGCAAGCTGCGATGGCGTTCTTGGAAGACATGGGCAAGCAGACCACGGACACGACCGCCCGCTTCTTTACGGCAGAGGAGCGAGCAGATGCAGCGTCAGAACTTCTTTTGGGTACCCTCGAAACTGCTTTTGATGACCAAGGCAACATCAACCCAGAGTTCGAAGAGATCTTTGCCAAACTCGATCCTCGAATGGGCAAAGCCTTGAGCGACTTGATCAGTAACCGACTTGGTGCTTTGGATCGTTTGGAGGGTCTTCAAGAAGAACAAATGGATTTGGCAGAGCTGATGGATCCTGAGTTGAGTCCTTTGGTCGCAGAGCTTGAGAACGAACTTGCAATCATCGCAGATGAAAACTTCCAAGCCAACCAAGAAGCGGCCCGACGGCAAATAGATGAACAGCGAACAGCCGATATGTTGATAAATGAGATCGACGCAGGATTAAGGTTCTTGGAGCAATGATCGACTGGAAAAGCAAAGTCAAGACGTTGGTCGACCAGTTCTCTGAGAAGAAGGGGGCTATGACTCCGTTGTCTGACCCCGACCCAGAGAGGCTGCACCTGATCCAAGTCACCCCCGACGAACACCTGTTGGAAGTTGAAGGGTCAGACATCAGCGCCAAGTCTGTCCGAAAGTGGTTGTGGGAACTGAGAAACCAACGATGTGTCCAGCGAAAGAATGCGTTCCTGTTCGCTAGTTATGACGAGTCCGACGATATAAGCCGAGTAGGCCTAGGTGCCTTTACCACTGCAGGCGCTGCGGTGCGACTCACCAATATGCGTAAACGCGAGGTGTCTTGATGTCCCAGCTCCCTTTGGATCTTGAAAACCTGACCTCCAACCAGCGAGAAGAAGTTCTTGCTGCTTTGCGTCGACAGCTTGCCCAAAGGGTAAGAGGGCCGATCCCGGGACAGGGTCTCCTTCCTGGATTCAATACAGCAGACTTGGTTACCGAGGGCATGCTGCGCGATGTGGTTCGAGATGCTGGATTCGGAGCCAAGCGAGCTGCTAAGAGACCTACTGCCGAAAGAGCCGTGCCGGGAATGGAACGGCGAATGCGAATCGGACTCAAGGTAGTAGACGAGGGGGACGAGTACGCACGCCTTGTTACTTCTCGCTTGCGTGACTTTGGCGTTCCGCTGTCTCAGCTTGGAGGAGAACAGTCGGTCACTCGAGAGCTGATCAACGACATTGTTGAAAGGGCCGCACCTGGACCCGAGACTGACCAGTCGGTGAAGAAGCTGGCCAGAGCCTTTGGTATGCCAGAGGACACCGCCGAGCAGCTGACCAAAAAGAACAAAGCAATCGGCTTGCACCTCAACAACTTGGTGGACCGAGATCCCGATAGAGGCATAGAAACGACTAAGGGACAAAGACTAAAGGGCACGCCTCGAGCAGGAGAAGCCACTCCAAGAGCTCGAGGAGAACAACTTCGACGTAACCAGGTGATGCGTGCGCAGAACCGACAGTTCGTCAATGAAGTTATGTCCATGCGGGCAGGTGAAAGAGCGGGTGTAGGACCTGTTGCAGACCAGCCTATTCGAATGAGAAGAGGGGGTCCTGCTCGAATCATGACCGCAGGTCAGATGCGGGGCTCTGGTCTTCCGCTGCTGGAGGCAGCAGTCGCAGAAGAAACTGCAGAGTTGGCTGCTAAAGCTCCCCCACTGCAGCGGGGGGGCCGAGCACTGGGCTTTGTTGGTGCGCTTCCTGTTGAAGGGGGCGGGGGTAACAGAGCCTTCACGACCGACAAGACCATGTCCACTGCGCAAACTCCTCGGGTTGGTGTAGGCAGGCCATTGACTGCACGACAAAGAGCAGAAGGTCTCCGCGTTGGTGATCCTGACCCTCGTGCATCTGTGGGACGAGCAGCCGGTCTTACTGAAACTCCTTTGCGTAGTCAGCTCGGCTTTGTACAGACTGATGATGCAGTGTTCCGCTCTCTGCCTGGCTTTGAGGATGTTGAGAACATTAGTTCAAAGGACGCAGCCTTTGCTAAGAGGGTCAACAAGTACTACGAACAGCTCAGCACACCTGGCTCAAAGGTTGGAGGCAAAGACTTTACAGGCCTTCCTGTCGAGAAGCGGCACGCAATCGCCGTGCGTATGGCAGAAGCAGAGACTGACAAAGCAGCCCAGGCTCGAGCACTCAAAGACCGCAATAAGTCTTTGACTCAGATGGCACGTGAGCGCCAGGCCCGAGCTAAGGCAACCGGTCTCCCTGCCACGCAAATAGAGGATCCCGCCAAGTCTGGCCCGCGTGTCCGTAACGCATTCCAAAAAGCACTCGACGATGCTGAGGCGGCACGTGCCCAAGGTGTTGCAAGAGCCGCTCCAGGTATTACTTTTGATCCTGAGGACGCTAAGCGATTCCCTCGACCTGGGGGCCCAAGCGGCAAAGGTAACGTAGGACGAAACAGAGGGCCTGCGGTAAACAGAGCCCAAGCACTGGCCAAAACTGTTACCACTAGAGGAGGTGGCGCAGGCCTCGGCACGAGAACGCTTGCTGCTTTTGGAGGTCCTCTTGGTATCTTGGGTCTTCTGGCTACGCCTGCGTTCTTGGCTCTGGAAGGTCAGGCAGCCAAAGAACAACGCAAGTTGGAACTTCAGAATCTGTCTCTTGGTGCAGCACAAAACGCTATGGCACGCCAAGAAAGAATGGTTGCTATGGCAGAAGCCCGGGCAGAGGCAAACAACTTGCGAGCACTTGCTGCTTTGGCAGAGGTAGGGGCAGATCCTATGCCTGCACGGACTGCAGAACTGGCCAGTCTTCTTGGAACTAGTGGCGCTTATGCCGCCCAATCAGCGGCTCTAGCAGGTAGAATGGCACCCATGGCTAGCCAGAGCGCACTCGGGATGATTTAATGAGTCAGTTCAATACCATGCAGAGCATAGCTCCGATCCTAGGCATTGAGCTGGGTGCGGGTATCCCTGCTCTTAGGGCTCCGTTTGAAGCTTTGGGGAGTCTTGGAGGAATCACCACAGGAGACCCTCTAGCCCGCCAAGAGCGAGCCCGACTGAATAATCTGAGAGGCTACGCACTTCTGGCTTCTACCGAAAAGGGCGCAGCGAAGATGAATCGCGCCCGCCAGAGGCAGAAGGAATACCAACAACTGCAGGGCAATATGGCTGCATCGCTTGCTCGACTGGCGGCGGCTAGCCCTCAAACATACAACCAAGTAATGGCGGGTCGACAACTTCCGCAAGGTGCGGTGGTATTAGGTGGGCAACCTAGAGTCGACCTTATGGAGGACCTGGCGTTCCGTATGGCGACCAGTCCTAATTCTATCCCGGGCGCCCCAGCCCAACCCTCTGTAATGGATTTGATCTAAGGAGTTTACGATGGCTGGACAATCAGTCGATAACCTTTTGAAGGACGGCATCCCGGATGGCGCCTTTACCATGTCTTACTTTGCCGAAGGCACCGAAATTGCTGATGCTGTTATCGGCATCGCGCCCGTCAAGATGGTGGTTCTCAAGGCCTGGATTGGTGTTGGTACCGCAGCTGACGGTGCTTGCACTGCTCACGTAAAGCAAGTTCCATCCGGCACTGCTATTAACCAAGCCGGTCAAGACATCACCACCGCAAGCTTTGACTTGGATGCCAGTAGTGGCGGTGGCGTGTCTGCTAACAGCACTGCCGAACTTACTTTGGTGACCGCTAGTGGAGTTCCCGATGCCAACACCGTCGAAGCCGGTGACCGTCTGGTTCTTGATCTGGGCTCTGATTCTACCGCTTTGACTGCTCCACACGTTACAGTGTTGTGCATGCCATTCAACACCGCTCAAGCGTAAGGAGTAACTAATGCCAGGTGAAAACCCACTACCAGTTTCAGTTATTCCGGACGACATGCAGATCGTCACCCTTAACTTCCGAGCTGAGGGCGACATCACTACAGGGTCTGTGCGACACTTGTTTTATGCCGACCGGGAAACCGTGGTTGACCACATCTACGTGAATGCGTCTGATGCGGGCTCCACCGGAAAAGTCAAAGTCGCTTTCGATGATGACATCGCTGTTGTCGATTCAGGCAGCACCTTCCTTGTTGGAGACAACAGCAGTGGAGATGCAATCGCTACCGGCCACAACGCTTTGACTATTGATGGTTCAGGCTCTGATACTGACGAGCGAAACAACATCATCTCCGCAGGCAAGTTCCTCAACATTGAGTTTGCTCACGCTAGTGGCACTCAAACCATTGAGACTGTCGTTCTTCGGATTCGTACTAAGCGGCGATGAGCCAGATCCAAGCGAGCCCATTCGGCCCGCTACATTTCTATGATGCCCCGGAGGTCGCTCTCACCCAGATCTTGGATGACGAAGCGACCTTCGGGAGCGTCGTAGATACCTTCTTTAGTCCTGACCACCTGAGCCCTATACAACGGGACTCATACGCAGACAGGATGAAGAAGGACTTGGGCTATGACGACAAAGGCGTAGGAGCTGCGCTGGTCGATGTAGCCACAAACCCTCTTGTCTATCTAGCATTCATGTTCACCCCAGCAGGGCTGCGGGCGAGTGGCCGTGTGTTTGGACAGCATGTCAAGAACAGCTTGAGTGCTCTGTTTGCACGTAACGGTAACGAAATGCTGATGGGCACCGCAGGAGGTGAAGCGGTAACCAACATGCAGAGAGTCATCCGCAACCTGTCGGACGAGACTCGAGCCATTGTCGACCCCTCCTTGGCCTCTTACTTAGAGACACGAGGGATCAGTATCCACCAGTACCGCAACCCAGGCAAGATCAAAGACATCAAACTACGGCAGGAGATCGAGACAGACCTCGACCTCATGCACATCAAACTGGCTGGTATGGACAAGGTCGAGAACATCACTCGAACCAACTACATCCAGAAGTTCACGACCGTAGATGGAGAAGAGGTGGCCCTAGAAAAGGCCAAAGAACTGCACAAGATCTACCAGAAGAAGGGTGGAGAGCTGGTAGAAGATGCTGATGGTGCCATCTTCCGGGTCAAGACAGGGGTCGACGACATCATCCCGATTGACGAAACGACCAAATCGTCCAAGATCTTTGACTTCAGTGCGGCAGGTGGACTGGACAACGTACTAAGACAGCGCGGGTTGTACGACCTAGCGGAGGCGCACCGTGACAGCTTCCGTCTACGCATGTCTAGGAACTATCTGAAAGAGGGAGTTAGCCTAGACCAGGTTCGTGCAGTGGAAGGCATGGCTGATGGAGCCAAACGACTAGAAGCAGCCAAAGAACTGATTGACCCCAACAAAGTCATCCGGCTGAAGAACGCACTGCAGAGCCCACACATCGACGAATCAGTCCAGCTGCCTGGATTCTTTGATCGTCTGATGAGTAGAGAGATGCGGGCAAACCTGATGTCCGGTAAGCCACTGAATATTGGGGACGATGAGTTTGTAGACCTGATGACCAGAGGTATGGCCAACGACTTGTTCGCTGGCGGCTCGTACTTCCCACGTAACCAGATGGACTTCTACACGTTCAAGCGAGGACCCAACGAACCATTCAAGTTTGTGGAGGCTACCGGCCTTGACCGGCCCACCTTTGACGTCAAGGGCGGACGAGATATTCGTAACGAGATGTCTCAGATGTTTGCATCTGGCCGGTCTGCACGTAGAAATATCGACGAGGTGGCATACCTACCCGAAGACCTGGACCGAGCCCGTCGTGCAACAGAGGCAGTGGGGGGTCAAACAGCAAGCGGATACAAATACCACCAGGATCTGAGTCAAAGGGTAATTAGGTACGCAGACGCCAACAAAGCAGAGGGACGTATTGTGCCCATGCGGCGCATCGACTTCAACCGAAGCTACGAAACCTACCACCTGCAGACAGCAAGAGACCACGCCCTCTACATCGACGAGATCACCGACCTCGAGCGGCTTGCACAAAGAGAGTCCCTGCTTACCCCTGAGGGAGCAGAGAGATTTGGCGAGAGCGTGACGCAAGTGCGGGCACGAGCGTACAAGAAAGGCGCAGAAGCACCTCGTCTGATGCAGGTGTTTGAAGATAGTGTTGCACCCCCAGGGGGGTGGACACGTGCTGACCTTCTTGAGCAGGTAGGTAACCAGCTGCGTACCGTAGCCTCCGACACTGCGCAGGTAGCACCAGAACTGTCCAAGCTGCGGGGCGAAAAAGCCTACGAGTTGTTCCGAGAGACAATCATTCCTGCCGCACTGGGTATGCGTACCGACCAAGCCAGCCTTGTGACGTTTGCTACACGCCAAGCACAGGCAGTGGGGGAGAAGTTTGCTAACAGTATTCTTGCTCAAAGACTGTCTGACGCCAGCCCCACCATGAAGGAGGCAATGAAGCAGATCAAGTACTTTGCTGGCCGAGACGCAGCAGAGCTGATCGACCCTGTGAGGAACAACGCAGCCAGTTACCTGTATGCATCCCACCTTGGTATGAACTTTGGTTCTATCTTGCTGAACCTTCAGCAGCCCTTCTTGCACTTGCAAACGATTGTAGGTATGGAAGCCACCATCAAAGGGATGGCAAACGCAGCAGATGACCTTACCCGGTACGCACGACGCCGCATGGACTACGGCGTAAGAATTACCCCAGAGCAACGACGTGAGATTCTGGAAGAGGTCCTTGAGTTCCCTGAAGAAGCAGGGATTATGGGCGATGTTATCTCTGACATTGACCGACTGATGGACGCACAGCGCATTGCACGGGGTGCCAACTTCGACGTCAACAAGGTTGTGGACTTTAGCCTCAAGGGGTTTGAGAAAACTGAATGGATGAACCGTTTGACTACGGTGCATGCCATGAAGCACAACTATCTGGCTCGTGGACTAGCCAACAAGGGAGCAGATGGCAGGACGGTATTTGGCGACTCTGTGACAGAACAGGCGTTTAGGTACGACGCGACCAAGGCCGTGCAGCAGTTCCAGTTTGGTGCTGACATCTTGGGTACTCCGATGATGTTTATGCGTGGACCCCTGTCTGACCCTTTGCTCCGGCAGTTCCAGTCGTTTGGTCTGCGTACCCTGACCTCATCGTTTATCGGTGGAGGCATGGTTCAAGGAGGACAACGGTTCATTCGAGGCACCGACATAGAAGTTCCCTTCCGACTGGCTGACCCGCTCCGCATGATCGGTGTAAGTGCTCTGATTTACGAAGGAGCAAAGGGACTCATCGGTGCAGACCTGTCTCGAGGTGGAGCGATTGAGTCTTACAAAGCGTTTGCCAACCCTGAGAAACTAGCCAGAGGTGAGTTCCCGTTTGTGGTGCCTCCAGTCATAGGCATCTCTGCATCTGCCTTTGAGGGTGTGATGAAGGGAGATGTCCAGCTGATCGGTGACGCTATGGCAAGATCCGTCCCTGGTGGTATTGCACTCCAGCGTGCACTGCAGGTGGCACCTGATGCCAAGAGCAACTTCCTTACGAGTCTTGCGTCCCCCGCTCAGAAGTTCTATGGTGACTACGAGAACATGACCCCTGATGGTTTGATCCCCATCAAGAAGTCTGACGGCACACTGGTCGACTACCAAAGCCCGTCATCCCTAATTCTTAGAGCTCTGGGTGCAAACCTTTCTCTGCCTCAGTACAGCCGTGACATTGACGGGTACATGGTGCGCCAGAGAGATCAGATCAACCAGCAACGTCGGAGATGGATTGATGCTGTTGTGCGCAAGGGCGATGTAGCCGAAGGCGAGAAGATCAACGCAGAGTTCCAACGTAAGTATGGCTTCCGCCTACCGGTTACAACTCAGCAGATCAAGGCTGCGGTGAAAGGCATGGAGACTCCACGTTCTCTACGCATGATGGACCGTATGCCTCCAGAGATCCGGTCTTACTTCCAGCAAGAAGCAGCATCAAGACCGCAGCGGTTGCAGACTCCAGAAGAAGTGTTGCTGAATATGCCCACCACCTCACAGAGGCAGGCAGTTACTCCCACTCAGGTACCCGTCTCTTTGTCTCCAGAAGTTCTCCAAGAGATCAAACGGTCCATTCAAGAGACGGAGAAGCAGCGTGAGCTCCTACAGCCTGAGGTGTTCGAGAGATTCGGAGGCTTCTGATCCGACTTTACCTGTATGGTAAAAGGTAAAGCAAAAGGATGTGGGTGCATGAAATGCGCCAAAGCCAACAAGAAGAAGACCCGACGGGTTAGAAAGAAAAAATGATCACGCTAGAGCAGGTCAAACAAGAGATCCACAACTGGACCAAGAACTATCTTGATGTCCCGAGCGATCACTACAACGGCCACAAACCCTGCCCGTTTGCCAAGAAGACCTTGGATACCGACGACTACCGCATTGAGTTGACCTCTGAACACCCCGCTAGGTGGTACCAAGAGTTTGCAGAGGACGACAAGAAGATCTACATCATCGCCTACCAGCCTGACACGATCGGTTTGGGAGAGGCAGTAGAAGAGTTGAATCTTCAGTGGCTGCAAGATGACGTTTGGGGGATCGTATTCGAGCCCAGCGACGAGGTTCCAGAGGACGACACCAACGACCCCGAACAGTGGGGGAGTGTGACTGAGGAGTCCTATCCTCTGATGCTTATCCAATCACTGTCAGAGCTCGATGCTCTATCGCTTTCTTTAGAGAAAAAGGGCTACTACAAAAACTGCAGCCCTGATTTTATGAAACAATTCGACGCTCGAAAGGAGCTCGCAAAATGCCAGGACGCATGAACGGTAAAAAGAAGACGATGGCCAAGGTCACCAAGAAGAAGAAGGGCAAGAGCAACGGCAAGAAAAAAGGACGCTCTCGTGGCTAAGAAGAAAAAAGGTAAGAAGGATGCCTGCTACCACAAGGTGAAAGCGAAGGCCAAGGTCTTCCCATCTGCCTATGCATCAGGTCGAATCGTACAGTGCCGCAAGGTTGGCGCTGCTAACTATGGCAACAAGAGCAAGAGGAAGAAGTAATGGCAATCGTCCGATTTATTAGTAGCGCTGCCAAACAATTTGCAAAGACTTCCAAGACTGGTCGTCGCAAGCCGCCAAGCAAACGTCTCGCCAAAAAGAAAGCCGGGACAGAGAAAGGTACCGGATACTACGGCTCCCCGACTGAAAAGAACCGGAGAGGGGCTAATCGCAAAGACAAAAAGCAAATGGATAGAGAAGAACGTAAGGGCTACACCCGAGAACAAACACGAGCTTACAGAATCAAAAACGTAGGGAGATAAGTAATGGCACGAATGAACGGCAAATCAAAGAACGGCAAGTTTGCAGACACTGCGTTCGGGAAGAAGATCCTGGCTAAGCAGGCTGGCGGTAACGGCAACGGCCTGAAGAAGGGCATTAAGAAAGCCAAAGCCGGAGTCAAGAAGAAGCCGATGAACGGCAAGAAAAAGCGTGGCTAAGAAGAAGTCTGCTACGTCCGGTGGTCTACGCAAGTGGTTCAGTCAAAACAAAGGCAAGGGCTGGATCGACTGCAAGACCGGTAAGCCTTGCGGTAGGAGCGGCAAGAAGGACAAGAATCGTCCTTATCCTGCTTGTCGCCCTACTAAGGCTCAGTGCACCTCTGCCGCCAAGCGGAAGACAGGTCCTGCTCGTATCTCTTGGAAGAAGAAAACAAAGAAGAAGAAGTAATGGCAAAGAAGAAACGCAAAACTCCTTCTCTCTCCATCAAACGCGGAGAGAAACTCCCCGCCTCCAAGGGTGCTGGTCTTACCGCCAAGGGCAGAGCAAAGATCAACCGCGCTACCGGCAGCAAACTCAAGGCCCCTCAGCCGGGTGGCGGAAAGCGTAAGAAGTCCTATTGCGCACGCTCCGCTGGCCAGATGAAGATGCACGGCATCAACTGCTCCAAGACACCCAAGAAACGTATCTGCGCTGCACGTCGGCGTTGGAAGTGCTGATGGTATGCGAGAAGTGTGCAGCACGGGAGAAGGCAGAGAACCAGGCGAGGGCTAACTGCGAGACGGAACGAAAGCGTCTTGATAAACAGTCCCAGCGTCTCACTATCGCCTTGACTGTGGTCAGCACACTCGTAGCCAAAGAAACCCTGGACAAGGCCATGGCCATCTTCGATACGGTGGAGAAGGTGACCACTGTGTCTGACGTTTCTGACGTTGCTGACGTTCCTGAGAGGTACGCTCATACCCCACAACTAAACCCAGAGAATTGGCACGTGGCTGGCTCTTACCTGCCGAGTTACGCTCCACCTGATATGAGCATCCTCTTCGAGCCACAAGCCGCTGCGGTGCCAGAAGCGACCCCGCTAATGCTTTTGCCTTACTGGGCTCTCCTGCCAAGGAGGAAGCGGTGAGCCAAGCCAAGATACTGACGATCAGCTGTACTCACGCGCCCTTCACCCCAGAGTCAACCATTAACTGGCTTCTCGGAGTGATCCAACGCGAGGCGAAGGATATCACCCACTTCATTCACCTCGGTGACCTCTTCGACGCCAGCGCTGCCAGCGTGCACGCCAACGAGCACACTCATACTCTTCGGGAGGAGTACAACCACGCGGCTACCCTGCTGTGCCAGATCCGCAAGATCCTTCCTGCAGAGTGTAAGAGAGTTATCACCATGGGTAACCATGACGACAACCTCCGTGTCAGCGATCCCCGTCGTATCCCAAGGGCTCTTCGAGAGCTGATCAATCCGCACTTGCACCATAGTGAGTTCTCCAACTGGCAGTGGCTACCCTACGAGAAGTCCGAACGTGGCTGCTACAAGGTAGGTCAGTGCGTATTCTACCACGGCTTTGACGCTGGGGCTACCAGCGATGAGACAGAAGCCCTGCAGTTCAACAACCTAACAGGCAGTGACCCCTGGCGTTTGTTCGTGCGTGGTCACACCCACCGCCCTGTGGATCCCACGCGATGCATGCGCACCAAAAGGATCCCCTTGCCATGGTGGTACATGAACGTCGGCACGTGCGGACCCATGAATCCAGACTACATGCAGCGCAAAGACACCTCTCAGTGGGGGAGTGCTGTTGGCATCATCGAGTGTCTCACTGATCGCCCCGACCGTATGCGTACACGTAACTGGTCAGCCCGATTGGAGAGAATGCTATGAGACCCCCCGCCGAAGTCCTGTATCGACAACTACTAACCATCTGCCAGAACTGGGCTAGCGAGTGGGACTTAGGTAAACACGCTGTGATCGGTGTATTGGAAGAGATTAAGAACGACATCATCTGGGAGTCAGAGCACACTCTGGTGGAGGGTGAAGAAGAAGACGAGGACGAAGAAGATGAGTGAACCTAGCTTCAATCCTGGCCGCTACTGCGGTGACATGCCGTTGCCTCGTCCCGACAACCGAGCCATGGACGACGTGTTTACCCCTTTGCAAGCAGATGCTATTAGAAAGATGATTAAAGAAGCAGTCTCTGAAGCCATAAGAGATCAGCCATCCGACCGTAAAGGCAGAAAGAAACAGAACTTCGTAGGTCGGGTTGAGGAAGAGTGAGCCCTGCCGAGGAACATATGGGGTTCCTCGTGCGTTGGACCCAGCGTGCCGTGCGCAACAAATGGTTTGAGCAGTGGACTTTTGAGGACACACTGTCCGAGGCTTTTTTGCGTGCCGATTTCTTGCTCAGTGAAAAGTATGACAGGAAGAAGGGTACGCCGACTGTGTTCCTAGGCTCTTGTCTTCGCACGGATCTTTCATACACGTACCAAAGATATCTGGGTCGTACGATTCACTGGGTGCCCAAGGAGAATGGCGGACGCAGGCGCACTTGGGTTCAGCGTGCGCCTTCTGTCGAGTGTCTAGAGTCCATCACCCCAGGCATAGAGACTGCTCGTGACGTGGACTTCAGTGAGATAGATCTTACGGTGAGAGAGCGGCGGATTGTGTCGATGCTGATGGAGAACAGAACACGTGCCGATATTGCCAAACGTCTGGGCATCAGCACATCAAGAGTGGGTCAGGTGATCAACGAGTCCATCAGGCCAAAGCTGAACGACTGGATCAAAGGTGCATCCAAAGGTGAACAAGACCTCCCTGAATCCGGTATGCACAAGCGTGCCTCTTAGGCATCAATGCCCCGATGAACCGGGTGTCTGTGTTCTCTAGGTCTTCCATGGTCTCTTTGCCTAGGCGAATGCTGGACTTGTAAGCGGTTCCCCTGCCGTCCCAGTACATGACGACACGGCTGCTTGAGATCCATCTAAGGTGGTTGGTGCTGCCCTCTGTGCGCTCTATCAAGCGCTCGTGCTCTGCGCGCGTTGCATCGCTGGTGCTCCAACAGAAGAGCAGCCAGTTGTCTGACCACCTTCCTACCAGAACGCAGGAGCTCAGGCGGAACTGGTTCTCCCCCACTACTGCGTGGTCTGGTACGGCTAGTTCTTTGATTGGATCTACGGAGATGCTGCGTCCGGCCAGTCTGCCGGTGTCATCAGAGTATCTAACCAGGGAATCTACCTGTCCCTCAAATAGAAAATGACCCCCGGGAAGAGGGTCATCTTCTGTGCTGCGGTGCGTGTTACTAGAGTCGTATCCCACGCATGAATCATACAGCCTTCTCTGACCAAACGTACTGGCAATGTTTACAACGGTAATGGACGCGTCCGTAGTTACCCTTGAAAGTTTCGCCTAGATGGTCCGGGTCTTCCTCTCCGCAGTCTGGGCACCTGATTGTTTCTACTTGGCCGAGGTGTTCTTCTGTCCACCGGCTGTTCTTGTACATCCCCCCACGGGGACCGTAGTTGTATTCACTCTTGCCCCGGTGTGACATCCTTGGTCTCCCACACAGTCTCTACATCAATGCAGTGAAGCATGCGCACAGTCTTGGGCTCAGCTTCTTCCGCAATCTCTTGTGCTTCTTCTTCGTTCTCTGCGTCAATGATCCAGACCCTTTGCTGCTCGATCATATCGCTTGACGTTACTTCGTACTTTGGCATGTTACCTCCTGATGGCCCCGCCTCCCCGGGAAGGGGAGGACGGAGCTGCAGTGGGGGAGTATCAGGAGGCAGCACCCGAGAGGAGCTCACGGATGTACTCGGTCTTGTAGGTGCGGTCACCGACTTCGCGGTAGTTGCACCGGACGTTGCACACGACTGCCTGGTCGGACTGGATCATAGCAGAGACTTGCTCCAGTGCACCGACCATGTTGGTTGGTTCGCTGCCCAAGAGGACAGTGAGGTGTCCCTTCAACCGATTCATCTCGATCTCGGCGCGCTTCTTAGAGCCGTCGAGCACAAGCTGTGCTGGGTTGGTTGGGAGGTTGAAGATTGCACCACGCCACTGCAATGGGCTAGGGCGATCTGGGTCATCACACAGTTCGTACTCGAACTGGATGGTGGCTGATGGGAACATCTGTCCATCGGACTGACGGAACTCACCAGTGTCAGTGTGGATACCAATCAGGTAGCACTGATGGTCACCTGCTTTGGGCCACGGGGTACCGCCGCCTGACTCTGCAGTGGCGGATTGGAAAGTGTTCTGCATGTTTGCAAATGCATTCTTGGTTTCATTGTTCATCATTAGATGTGTTTCCTGTATACGCTGATTCAAACTGTGCCCACGCTGACTCACGTGTCAGACGCAGGTCGGAGAAGTCAATCTTCCCCTTGGTGATGCCGAGGTAGTCTTGGTGATTGATGGTGAAGTAATGCTTCTTCACCTTCTGAGTCTCAGGACGTTTGCGGATGATCTCATTACCTTGCGAATCCTTACGTCCGGTTTTGATCTCCCGCTCGATGGTCTCGACGTCCCACTCTGCGGTGATCACCGCTGACAGTTCCAACTGCCAGAAGAGTCGCTGCCAAAACCCACCAGTGATGGTGAGCCGTGGTCGCTCCTCGTACCTGTCCTCACCAATCTGCACCGTCTTGTTGACGATGT